TTTGAAATATCCAATCACCTTCACAATATTTAGTTAATTTATTCTTCCAATCAGAAAAATGACCATCAAATTCAGAACTTCTCCAAGTTTGTACATTTGGTAGTTTATTAAATTTTAAAAGGTAACTTAATACTTCAGGGTTTCCATTCTTTTCATCATAGAGTACTACAATTTCATCCTGTTGTCTTTTATTATTTAAGAGTAAGGTAACAAGTTTCTGTATTTCAAGAAACTCATTACATACTGTTATTGCATAGCTTATTTTCATATCTTATTCTGGTATTACTCCAATATATGATAAAGCATCCATAAAATCACGTTCCTTAAAACGAGATAAAGTAGTCATGTCCGCTCTATACTTAGCTCCTTTATATTTATCCTCTAAATCCTCTTCTATGGGTATTGCTTTTACTCCAGCCCAATGCCAATCATCTCTTCCAGAACCTGCTGCAAAAACCATTCCCTTTTCTTCTATGTTAATGGTAGTAGGCATCCATATTTTACCTTCTTCTTCTTCATCTAATAATTCCTTATGCAATTCAGGTAAAACATCAAGTTGTTCTTTTAAGAAATCACTTCCGCTTAACATAATAGAATTAGATGAAAAACCACAACCATAACACAGTTCAATAGTAATTTTATTATTTACTTCTTGTAAATAACAGGCATCTGAACCACACCTTGTACATTCTTTTAATTCATCAAATTTCATATTATTCTACTTTAGTTAATTGTGATAAGTTTAATTTAACCTGTTGTGAGAATGCTGGTACATTATGGTCTAAAATATTTCCAATTAATTCTCTCATTTTAGAATGAGTAAAATTATCTCTAACGTGGTATTTTTGTTTCTTAGATTTAACATGCTGTTGTTTGTATTTTTTATACACTTCTTTATAAGCACCCATAGCATGTTGTTCGCTTACTTTAAACCATTGAGATTCAGTAATAAGCCAACTGTTAGCCGCAGTTGCATGTACATTTTCTAAACTTCCAGGAAGTAAAATATTATAATCAGGATGTAAGAAATCTAAATGACCTGACCATCCTGAAGCTATAATTGGTTTACCTGTCATACTAAATTCTAGTAAAGGCCTTCCAAAACCCTCACCTTTAGTTAAAGTTACCATTGCCTTAACCTTAGGATGATTATATAATGCATTCATCTCCGTGTCATTAAATTCTCCATTTAATAAGTAAACATTAGGTAAATTTTTAGTATTTAATTGTGATTTAATAGATTTAATTCTATCTAAAATTTCATCTCTACTTACATAAGAAGAAGTACCTAAAGAACATTTTAAAATTAATGCTGGTCTTTTATTTTTTGGTTTATCTTTAAAAGCCTCATAAAATTGCTTAATTGTTACACCAATATTTTTTCTATCATGCCCATAAGCTCCTTGCATCCAATGTCCTACTGATAGGTAACAAAATTGTTCTGGTATTGATGAAAGATCGATTGATTTTATAGATGGTGATGATGAGTTATAAGTTTCTAAATTAATTCCTTCAAATATAGTGTGAATAGGTTTTAATAGTTTTACTACCTCTACAACCTTTCCAGTATTATTATCTTTTTTTTCATAAGCCATTTTTTCAAATGTATTCTTAGCAAAGTTAGAAGATACTAAATTTATATCCATTCTATTTAAACCATCAATCCATTCGGATTTACAAGCGGTGGATTCAATACCAGCAGTTAAACCAATATTATATTTACCTACAGGTTGGAATTCATTTGGTATAGTACACTGCATCCAAATATCAGGTTGAACACTTTGCCAATCTGGTTTGCAAATGTAATTGCTTAAAAAACTCCATTCTGGGTGGTCTTTACAAAAGTTCCATGAGGTTTCTCCCCACCTTTGTGGTAATAATTCTACTTGATATTTGTCTAGTTCAATCACTGCCTTTACAAAATCTCTTGCTCTTGCTCCGTATCCTGAATAAGTATCAAAGGGACTGGATATTACAAATCTAGGTTTGCTCATTAGTATATAATTTTATGGTTTAATAATCTTCCTTTATAATCGTTTGCATTTGTAATTTCATATTTTTCCCTTGGTTTCCAAGTTTTAAATAATTCATCAAACGCCTCTATAACTCTTTGTCCTTGAATTGCACCAGTAAAACCTGCTTCTTTACTTGTAGCCCATTCTCTACCAGCTAATCCTCTTCTCTCTCTTTCTTCAGGAGATAAGTTATAAACTTCTATAATTCTTTCAGTAGCATCTTCCCATGCACATCTATCATCATAAATGTAAGGTGTTGGAGGTGAACCTTGAATTGATCTAGAAGTTGGATAAACTGGGAAAGCCCATTCACCATGTTCTTTATATGTACCTCTATGATTAGAAGGAACATCAGCACTTGGTGTAAACCAATCTCCATTTTCATCTACAAATCTCATTTGATCTTGCATACCCCCTGTTGTATTAGCAATAATAGGAGTTCCTGCTAAAATAGCTTCGGTTAATGTTAAACCCCACCCTTCATTAGAAGTAAGTAAGATTTGACAATCTGCTACATTGTACATATAATTTAGTACAGGTGTATCAAGTTTTGATAATGAAAATTTAACAGCGTCTGGATATTTTTCATCAAATAGGTATTCTTTTACTTTGCCTAAGTGGGTACCAGCATCTGTAACTAATTCTGTATGCATTAATAGTAAACATTTATCTGCTTTTTCTTTAGGTAAAGTATCTAAAAATGCTCTAAAGGCCATCATAGTATCAGGAATTTGCTTTCTTCTAATATTTCTAGAATTGTAAAACAATATAAAGTCATATTCTTTACCTTGAAAAGTATTATTTTTCCAACCAACAAACCCTGCATCATCTTTAGGGATTGGTTTGTATATGTTATGATCTAAACCATGTGGAATATATTTATACATTCTTGGTTTATTAACTCCCTCTAAAACTAACTTATTAATGTTAACGGTTTGTTTTGAAATACCCATTAATAGATCACAAGCTTCATAATAGGGTTTATTAAATGCTGGGGCAGGTAAATCATCCCATATATTTAGATAAGTAATTGGAATATTTTTTCTTATTTCTTGCTCCATATTCCAGATATGCATAAAATATCTTGGATCTGTAATTAACATTATAGCATCCGGTTTTTCGATGTTAATTAAATTTCTAATAGTTCTTGTATCACCATATCCATCAGTTGGGTAGATGACTACAGAAGGATCTTTTACTCCAGAAATTTTACAGGTATCTGGTGAAAGATCTAATTTCTTACCATTTTCAGGGTGTTTTATTGCCCCTCCTAAGTTTACCCAATTAAAATGTTGACAGGTTTTCATAACAATTTCTTTTGCTATTGTTGCTACACCTGAGTGTACTCTAATATCATCACATATTAAGAGTATTTTTTTTCTTTCATCCTTTGGGATGTACTTAAAATTTTGATTCATTATTTGTCTAATTCAAGATTAATTTGGTTTGTTATTTGTTTACGGAAATCCTCATCTGTAAGGTACAAAAACAAAGCGCGGTCGGCAAGTTTTTGTAAAGAAAATTTACGTTTAACACATTCAATTTTGAAATCCTCAAATAGATCACTTTGGACTTTAACACTCGTTAGTGTCATTTTTTGTTTATTGCTCATATACTTTATTTATTTATTTAAAATGTGCTCCTGCACCACATAATTCTTTATCAGTTGAATAGGGACAAAAATTACAGTTCCATTTTGATGGTGTTTTAGGATAATCTATATCCTTAATAGTACCATTAAAGTTAAAACACTCATTTATAAAATTATTAACTGCTGTTTTAGCTCTACCCAATTTTATTTTTCCACTTGGTGGTGTAAATTGTTGTACCCTATATGATTGATAAGGAGACATTAATTTTTCATCATCAGCGTCTAATACTTTTCTTTTTAATATAAAAAATTCAATTTCGATTTTATCTAAGGGAATATTATATTGTTCAGAGAAATATTGCTTGTATAACAATAACTGGTATTGTTTGTCTTCGTCTTTTTTATTGTAATCATTCCAACCTTTAGTACTGGTTTTAATATCGATTATCTTGAATGTGTCTGTTCCTTCATGGTACGTGACAACATCTAGATATCCCATATATAATACGTTATTATACATTTTATTTGGTGGAATTATTATTGGTATTTCACAACCAACTAAATATGTACCTTTTTTACTAAAATACCTACTACGTTTTTTCTTAAACCATTCTAGTATAGCAACACCATCTTCAAAAAATTCCCTCATTTCGGCTGCGTCAGAGAAATGTTGGTTTTTATTCGCTTTATATTGTTTTTGATATTCGCCTATAAAACTTTCTTGGAATTTTTCTTCCATGTTTATGTCTCTATCAGCAAATGCCGCTGATTGTTCATACATTACATCTAAATAATGTTGTACTACCAAGTGAATACTACTTCCAAAAACTGTATGTATAGATGAGGTAAACCTTTTTATCTTATCTTTATACTGAAGCTTCCACCTATATTGACAACCTCTAAAAATAGACATTTGAGAA